TAGAAAATCTTGGTTAAATGGTAAATCTTATACTTATACGAGAGGACAACCAATGGGTGCTCTTTCCTCATGGGCAGCATTAGCTTTAGTACATCATTACTTGGTGTTCTTAAGTGCTACTCGGGTTTACGGTCCAATGGCCATTTTCACGGATTATATGATCCTTGGTGATGACATTGTTATCGCAGATTCTAAAGTAGCGCAAGCTTATGTTGAAGTGTGTGAAGAGTATGGGGTGACTATAGGTTTACCTAAATCATTCCAATCTCCAGCAGGTTTTTTCCAATTTGCTTCTAGAAACATGATCTATGACACTGACATTTCTCCGATTTCGATCAAAGAAGCGTTAGCTGCTCAATCTATGTGTTCTCGTGCAGAATTTGGAGCCCGTATGGTTCTTAAGGATTTTATTTCTCGATCTCCTATGGATCTTCTTCGAGCTACCGTTTCATACGGAAACTGGAGGAAAATTTCAAAGGAGTTAACTCGAGGAATTATTTCTACTCAAGTAAGAGATCATTTACTGACTTTACTTTCTTCAATAATGCTGAAATTTTCAGAATTAGATGAATTAAATAAAGTGTACTTGAGAACGATTCTGGCGCTATTACAACGCGATTATCATTCAATCGTACAAGTAAATACTCTTCTTACTAAGTATTCTGATCGTCGTATTCATATTTTCGGAATTCATCTGTTCCATCTTCTAAGAATTAAAATTCTAGAAGTTGTAGCGGATAAGTATCGAAAAGTTCGAGAGGACAAATCTTGGCAAGATCTTCCAGTGGAAGATTTTGCACAATTACATGTAGTTTCTACATTAATGAGATATAATAATATCCAAGATATGTTCCAACTTCGAAAAATAGAGGATGATTTGGTTCTCATGTCTCAAGAATTCGCTAGTTATAGTTCATCATTATATCAAAAAGAACAGGAATATCCTGATCTTTCTTTTGATTTTAATATGAATTATATTGTTGAATTACTTGACTTGTTGGGACGAGCAAACTCCTTACTTCAAACAGTATCGTTAGAAGATCTGAAATTAGCGAAAGCTAAAGAGATCCGTAAAGGAAATGATTTCCTGTCTAAAGATCTGAGATTAATGCATCAGGCCTCCG